ATCTTAAGTTCATATGTTTCAATGCTTTGTAGACGATCGACGAACTGGTCAAACATATACAAGTCATTTTTATTTATAACGATAAGTTTAATGAACTTTTGCTCATACTGAGAGACGTCAACTTTGCTGTAATCTGTTGTCTTATCGTCATAAATGATTTTTTTGAACATGGTGATTGGATTACGCACTGGAGTAATCTCACGAGTTTCTGTATCCAAAATATGGAAGTACTTTGGATCATCTACATCTGCCCAAGTAAATTCCATCTGACTACCTAGATAATGTACGTTCTCTTGGTGTGATTTAGTATGGAAATGACCAGAGAGTACCATTTCAAAGCGATTAAAGATATCAGCATTCATACCGTGTGGATTTGGTATACCTGCCATCATATCAAAACCTTTTAGTTCTAAATGAGCGCCAAGAATAGAAGCTTCACAGTTCATAGCAAAGTCTACGTATTCTCTATAGTTAGCGTTATTGATCCAAGGGATTACTGCAACACCTAATCCATCATAATCAATTACTGTAGGCTCCATATGTATGTTGACATTTGAAGTAAAATAGCCGAGCAGTTCTTTGAGGCTACACAACTCGTTAGTATTTTTGAAATACACATCATGGTTACCAGGGATGATATCCATAGTAATACCAGCATTCCGCATAGGTTCAAGAAAATGTTTGCGATTTTGATTGAGAGCTTTAAAATTGACGAATTTCCTGTGCTCATAGTAATCTCCTAAATGTAAAATATTCTTAATGTCGTGTTCTTTTAGATAAGGAAAGAATACCTCTTCATAGAATCTTTCCTGATACTTTAAGAATATGTCCGACGAGTTTCTAACACCACAATGAGTATCATTTAAAATAGCTACTTTCATATTACACCATAAATAGTTCTAGTTTTTCTGCTTGTGCTTTCTCTACCTTAGCAAATTCTTTAATAGCTGCATCTTTGGTCTTAACCTGAGAGATTCTTTCCCTAAGAGTATCAACATATGCTTGAGTTGCTGCAGCGCCTTCGTTATCCATACCCATAGCAACAAAGTCTTCTACACCCATGCGTTCAATGAATCGAAACTTAATATCTTGTTGTTTCTTTTCCTTTGTGATTCTACGGATAAAGGCAAAGTAGCAAATCTGAGTAAAGTAAGAGAATGCGTTAGGTCGGCCGGTACGTGTAGCTGTTTCAATATTGTAGTTGCCGATAGCTCTTAGACAATTCTCAACCGCATCCATTACCATCTCTTCACGATAAGTATACCGAACAAAGTTCGGTCTGTGAGACAGGCCTTCTGATATTTTCATAAAGCAGGTTGCGATGTAATCTGTTACCTTAGGTATTTCACTATCAGCTTCTCTAGCTTCATTTACTGTTTCTACGTATTCGACAACTGCTAGAGAGAACTTCTTGTTGTCTACGTAATGTGGTCGTTGCTTAGCTTTTGATGTCATTGGTCTTCTCCATAATTATGTCTATTATAACACAGTCAAGCGTAAAAGTAAACAATTATTTGCAATTAATTTATTTTGCATTTATTTTGTCAAAAGGGTGTACATTTGTGAGAAAGTATGATATAATATAGTTGTTACCGGGGAGGTTAGGGGTATACTATAATTCTTAATGAATAGTTGTAGTCTTAGTCTTAGGAGTGAGTTCAGGTTCATCATCATTGTCAGTAATATCACGATTAATTTCAATTAGATCTTCAAGTAATTCTTGATACGTTTGTACGAGAGGAGCCTTGCTCCGATCGTTAACTATTTCTTCAACATATGCTTCAGCTATCTCTTCATGAACTGGCACATGCTGTATTATTCTACTATGAAGTAACTTAAAGCTTTTTTGTGGAGAGAGTGGAAACCATTTAGTTAGATGGTAGTTTCCAGTTACATTGCTGACTAGAGAAAGTGGGCTTTCGACAATATAGCTCTCAGCATTCTTTGCAACTAATATGGCAATAATGTCATCACCATTAAGAAGTTTAAATTGTCTTATTTGTCCAGTATCCATAGTATTATATATGCCTTAGATTTTCACGTCATAAAGTTTGTATTTGAATTTCTCTTTTGCGTATATCTTAATTCGTTCAGCTGCATGATTAAGTGTGTAGTTCTTCTTAGACTTCCAGTGTAAATCATCGGCTATATCAAATACCTTAGTTGCTCTACCATCGGCCGACTTTCTTAAACCTCGTCCGATGCTTTGGAGAACCCTAATTTGCGACTTACTCGGTGAAGCAAATATGATATTGTGTAGACGCTTAATATTGATACCAGTAGAAAAAGTGCCCATACTAGCAACAATGATCGCATTATCTTGGGTTTCCGTAATCGCTCGAATCTCTTCCCTTGTGTCCACATCGGTTTCACCTGAGACATAAAATAGTTTCCTTTCGTTTCTTGGCAACGCATCAAACTTTTCTCTTAGCATATTGTGTAATGGCTTACCGTGCTTATCTACATATTGGAATAAGATTAGAGTATTACCTTCTAAGTCCATTCCTAAGTTTGCTATAAAGTTATTCCGTGGTTCATATGTTACAATAAAATCCATCTCAGCTTGATAGTCTTTCTTCACGACTTCTCTACAGATCTCATCTTTATACTTTAATAATAGCACATCTATCTGCAAATCTGCTAACGCTTTTTCATCAATAAGTTTCTTAGTTGTGGTTACCTTATGGACTGGTCCAAACAAACCCTCGAGTACTAGCTGATGAGTTTGAGTACCATCAAGTGTACCAGTCGTTCCCATTCTATATTCTGCATTAACGCACTTTTCTAAGATAGCAGTAAGAGACTTTGCTTTAAAGTTATGAGCCTCATCGCCGATTACCATACCGTAGTTTTGGAACCAAGGGGAACGCTCTTTATAGATCGATTGCCAGGTAGTAATAATAACTCGTTGCTGTAAGTTGTACTTCTCTCGACCAGAGTAGATCTTATGGCAATTTTCTTCAGCACTCCATTCGTCATACTGTGAATAGTCTGCAAAGTCTGAGTACATCTGTTCTACCAATGACGTAGTGGGTACGATCAGTAGTACATTTAATTCACTAGAATCTAAGAAGGCTCTCATCGCCATATAAATGATTAGTGATTTACCAGATGCTGTAGGTGAAAGCAACAGGGTTTTCTTATTAGAAAGTGCATGCTCTAATGCTGCTAATTGGTAATCACGTGGCTCAATCTTTTGTCCACCAGCAGTAAGCGTTAATCCATCTGTAATGTAAGATGTTTCAATCTTTTGTATAGCGTCTGGTCTACCAAATGCTGAGTTCTCTACTACAATCTCATATTGTCTAGCATCAGCAAACTCTTTAAGATATTTGTATAGACCACAATATAAAGTTTTCTTTCTTTGGTCGAATAGTCTTATTTTACCATCCCACATTCTATTCTTATATGCTGGCATAAACTTATAGCCAGGAACGAAGAAGCAGAAATGTTCAGATAGTTCCATTTCTATACTAGGTTCGGTTTGAATATGTAGAAAAACTTCGTTCTTCTTTGTGAGTACTAATTGGTCCAAGTTATGATTCCATCACATAGTCTATAGGTATATTTATTGGTCGTTAAAGTAACGCCATCAAAATGCTTTATCTTCTCTTTTGAGTTCTCTTTGATAAAGTCTTTAAACTGAGTTAAAGAATGCCACCTTCCATTCTTTTTCTCTATATTATCTATAAGGGTCATACGCCACTCGTAAATTTGTGCCAGTCAATAGCATTCTTAATGGACTGATGTCGCCACTTAATGTTATCCATTATTTCTTTAAGAGTATCTACTAGCTCTTGGATATATTGCATTTTAGCTTGATGCTCTTGAATCAATGGATCTGAATCGTACCATTTATCCATGTCACCTTTTAAAACTGTAAGACCATTTAGTGGGTCAGGACTCCAGCCCTTACTTGATAGTTCTTCCTGTGATAGTTTACCATTGTAGTGCATAAACTTATCACGTAAAAGCACCTTAAAGTCAAGGTCTAATTTTTTAAGTTTTAGTTTGTTTATGGAGTATAGTTCTAGATATTTGCTGTGAAGTTTAGCAGATTCACGAGATGCATCACCAAGATTCATTTCATCTATAACAGAGTCTTTCTTCCACATTTCAATAATTGATTCTAAATTGTTCATAATATTCTCATGTTGTACTTATATGTATACCTATTATAACACAGGTAAACTCAAATGTACAATGTTATTTTATTTCAAAGTTGGTATACTTAAACGATACCGTAGCTTGTAGGTATTCTAATGACTCATTCTGTGTGTTGAAATCCAAGCTATCTAACGACGTTGGAAAAATTCCGTTAAACTTAATTCGCTTTGAAACGTTGTTATGACTATTAAAAATTAGCAGCTCTGCATCTTCTACTACATCGTTATTAGTTATAGAATCATGCATCCAGTTAAATGTTTCAATGTAGTTTTCCATATCTTCAGTTACATTAAAAGTAATGCTTAGCTCAGAAAAGTTTATTCTATCTCCAGCTACTCCATGGTTACTACCACGATATGGCGCAGGTGCTTCAGATACGTCAATAGACGGTAAAGTAACTCCAGTGCAAAAGTATTCTATATTAGCAAATTTAGTTCTATTAATTACAAGCTGAAATCCAACAGGTGATAGAAAATTCTTATTTGTGGTTAGTGTAGTCATAATACTATTTATACCTTTTATGTTCTCAATACTTATTTATAGGCAATAAAAAGGGACCCCGAAGGATCCCTTAGTACTAATAGTTATTAATTAACTACTATGATTTTACATTGATGTGACCAACCTTGAACTTACGGAAGTAAGTATTTTGGTTAGCAGCAATGCTAGTGAACGGGTTTGAAACCATGCCGTAACGAGTCTTAAATCCGATACGTGGCTGGAAGTCGTTCTCACCAACTGCTTTAACCATTTGTAAAGGTACATATGGGCAGTAGAATAGACCAGCATCATATGGGTTTGAACCGCGGTAGCCGACAGTTACATAGTCAACGGCTGCGTACGGATCTACATATACTTTGATACCAGAACCAAGAGTACCAGCGAAAGTATTACCAGTAGGATCTACGTTCAGTGAACCAGCACCTGAGTAGTTAAGATCGCCAGAAGCGGCCAATACAGATGCAACGTTAGCAGAAGTGATAGCATAGTTACCTTTACCACGGCGAGTTGAAATAGCAATTGCGTTAGCTTCAAGTTCAATTTGCATTAGAAGTGACTTAGCTTTTTCAGCCATCCAACGACCATCGCTGTCAGCAACTAGATCGAAAGTACCTGCAACAGCAACATCACCACCTTGAGCACCAACTACAGCACTTACGTTAACAGTACGTACAACTTCACGGTTAATTTCAGCAAGGATTTCAGATGAAAGGATGTTAGCCAACTCAGACTCAGCATCTAGACCGTGTACAGCTTTAAGGTCTTGAGCTAATTCCATAGTGTAGTTAGCTTTAAGAGCACGAGTTCCAGCAGTTACAGCAACTTTCTCAATTGAGAAGCCCATTTCAGCAATTGGGTTGCTTTCAGTAACAGGTGCGCTGTATGCAGCACCAGCTGTGGTTTGGTCATCAGCGCCAATTGCAGCACCACTAGTAGTACCTAGTAGTTCGCCATCAGATGTAGTTTTACCAGTACCTGGAGAGTAATCAACTACATTGTCAGTATCACCACCGTCAGCAGCAAATGGATCGTTGCTTGAAGTACCAGTAGTTGCTACACCAGAGTAAGAAGTGTCAGCTTCACCGAATAGAGCTTCAGCACGAGTGCCGTCAGCAGCAACAGTTTGTGATTTCATTGCGAAGATAAGACCAGTAGGACCAGTCATTGGCTGTACACCAGCAATATCATAAGCAATTAGGTTAGGCATTGCGCGACGTACTAATGAGATTAGTACTGGATCGATAGCACCACCGCTAGCGGCAGTACCAAGACCAGCATTACCAGCATCAGTATTTTCTGAAATAAAGTTACTACCAGATAAAGTAGCAGCATCTTGGCGCATTGCAATTTCTTGGTTTTCCAAAAGACGGGCAGTTAC